ATGTAGTCGTCAGGGAAGCCCATTATCCGCTTCAACTCCTGAATGTTCAGCATCCGCATCTTGATGTCGATGATGCCGTAAGCCGCCATGAACTCCTTAATCTTCACGGTCATTGTGCTGTCGGTGTCGTACACCTCAATCCCCAAACCACCCTCGGCGGTAATCAGGTACGGCGGCATCTTATCCATGCGGGCAATCAGGGTGAAAGCGGGTTTGTCCACGCTGCCGCCAGCCGATTGGAATTGCGGGTTCATCAAATAATGCCACTTGTGATTAGCCGTCACCGTGGGCGAAGGCTCATCCAACGAGCTGCCTACATTGTTGAAGTTGGTACTCATAATCCATTGAGGGGAAACGAGTATGTGTTTCGGGTTGGTGGTCACGGCTCCAGCGGGCGCATCCACCGACATCGGCGTGCCGTTGCCGTACTGCATATCAATGAACTTGGGTGTCACCAAGGCCAGCCTATCCTTCGTGGTCACGGTCGGCGCGGCCTTGTCTATGGAATGGTTATTGCCATTGCCGTAGTAGGAATCAATGAATTGCGCCGACACCAAAGCGTGGTGGTCAATGGTGGTCAGGGTACCAGCGGGGCGGTCAATCGGGATGTTCTTTCCCGCTGGGTCGCCACCGAACTGCTTCGATAGGTACTGCACCTTAACCAGGCCAAGGCGGTTCTGCACGGCCACGGTGGGGCAGGGTTCGTCAATCGAGGGGGCGTTGTGGTGGCCGTCCTGATTCATCGAGTTATATTTCAAAATCCATGCGTCATATTGCTGTTTGCCACCGGCCACGAACTTAATCAGGCCAGCGAATATCCGTTCAAGGGTCTTTTCGCAAAGGGGCTTTTCACGGACGAAGATACTAACGCCCTCATCCTGCAAGTCCAGCACCTCGCGCACGGGTTTCCATTTCTTGTAAAGCTGGAAAAGCCCGCCGTCATCATCCCCGTTTTTCGAATAGGTCTGCATGGGGAAGTTGATGGGAAGGCCATTGGCCGCAAACTGACCGAAAAACCTCTTACGGCTCGTATATGCCCCGAAATCGGCGGCGTTCAACAGCCTGAAGTCGTAGTGGTAGCCACGGCGCATGACCTCATTGCACCATTTCACGTAGCAACGGCCTTTGTCCTTGCTCACGGGGTGGCCGTTTTCGTCAAGGTCGCCCCAGCTCATAAATTCCTCCACATTCTCAATCTGAATGTAAGAGGGCTTGATTGCATCTATATACCTGAATAGATGCTCCGCGAGGGTGCGGCTGTCACCGTCACGGGGTTGGCCTCCCTTGGCCTTTGAAAAATTGGTACACTCCAAACTCGCCCACAGCACGACCAAAGCGTCAGGGTACTTTTTGCGGCACCCGTCAAGGTGGCTGATTAGCGGGTCGAGGTTCAGCGTCCTGATGTCCTCGGTGAAGTGCATCGTTTCAGGGTGGTTTGCCGCATGGCTGGCAATGGCCATCGGGTCATGGTTGACGCAAGCCACCACACGGGCGCACTTTTGGCCGTGCCATGTCGCGTTTTCAACCCCCGTTGATGTCCCGCCAGCTCCGCAGAACAAATCCACGTACATCAATCTGATTTCTTCTTTTTTCATCATGGTTGCGTTGTTTTCCTTTTGTTTTGATTTATTGATACATCATTGCCACGATACTCATGGCGTTAGCGTATTCTGACTTGATGAACACGAATGGGTTTTCCTTGGAATGGCATTCGGATTGCATCTTGCAGTAGTTAGGCTCGACCGCACAAATCTTGCATTGCGGGTCATCGTCAGTAGGTTGGAAGTCCATCGGCTCGACATATTCAACTGCCGTGTAGGACTTTCCGAAGTACTCTTTTGTGTCGTTGATTCTCATTTTCGGTAGGATTTTCCGGTGAAGGCAATCATTTTGAACATTTCTATGAATCGGTCTTGAAGGCGAAGGCCGTAGCGGCTGCGGATTTCGTTCAGGTCGAGGTTCGATGAAATCACCGTGCAAAGGCGGCGGTCGTACCTCATTGATAGGAGGTCGATAATCGGCTCGTTGCTATTGCCATACGACTTCACATCGATTGCCTCGATGCCGAACTCATCTATGGCCAGCAGCTTCACCTTGCACATCCTATCGTAAAGGCCACGGTCGTTTTGGTAGGCATCGACCACATCCTTTGCCCGCACGGTGTCAATCGCCTTTTTGTAGTCCTCATCAAGCACAAGCTCCTTGTATTCAGGCCTCACAAAGTAGTTGATTACCCTGCAAAGCGCGTTCATCATCACCATTCGGCCACCGACATCACCTTGGCCTTGTATTCCTCGCCGCCCTCCATCTTGCAGTTTCGGGCGGCAACCTCTGCGCTGTAGGCCGAGTTGATGGCCTTGGCAATATCCACAGCCTTAAAAGGCAGGGCAAAGCGCGGCTTGACCTGAATGGCATTGCACACATCGGCGAATTTGTCGAAATCGGGGTTACTAATAAATTCCATATCAATCTCTATTTTCAAAGTTTGAACCTAAAACTTCACGGCCAGGCACGGGGTTTTGGCCACCGCCGAAGCCTACATCTTTCAGGGGGAACAATCCCGACCAATTGTTGCCGATGGACTGCTCCACAATCATCCTTGCTTTTCCAAGGTCGCCACATGAAAGGTTTTGCAGCTTTTTGAAAAGAATATCGACCGAAGCCTGCGACTTGTACGATTGGCGGCGGCTCGACTTGTATTCAAGCCATTGCCCGATTAAGGCATCCCAGCCGTCACCATATTTCGCAAGGTCAAATTGCATTTTCGATGTTTTCTTTTCTTGATTTTCTTTCAAAGGTTTTACTTCTTTATTATTCTTTAATTCTTCTATGGTTGTGCCGTTTGTTGTGCCGTTTGTTGTGTCATCTGCTGTTTGGTTTGGTGTTTCATCTGTTGTGTTATCCATTTGGTACTTGTCATAATTAACTATTGATATTGTGTTAATTACATTCGATTTTTGTTGTGTTATCTGCTGTGCTGTTTCAAGTTCGTTCAGGAATCTGATTACCTTACCATTTGACCAATGCCATCTTTCGCACATTTCCCTGACGGGCAGGCACACATCGCCCCTCCGCTGCTCAACACGGATGCCACGCACAAAGAAAATGCGCTCCTTCCATGCTGCCATCAGCAAAAGGTCAATCCATGCCTGCCCGCGGGAAAATGGCTTATCCTGCCAAAGCCAATGGTTGACAATGTCACGACTTATTTTTATCCAGCCAGCCATCACCCAATCAGGTACTCAATCCAAAGGTCGATGAATTGTTTGCCACAATACTCCGCCAATTCCTCCGTCCTAAAGGCAAGACGGGAACCGCTACCCGCATACGAGATCGACCACGCATAGTACGCAAACGCAAAAACGACACCGCCGCCCACGATGGCGTGGTAGGCCGCACGACCGACAACACGGCACTCTTTTTTCTCATCCTCATCGAGGCGGTCGTATTGCTCTTTGGTGTAGATGTAGAAGTAGGGGTACCAGCGGTATTCACCCTCCGTGAATTTGGGTTGCCAACCCTCATTGAGGGCGGCGGCGATGATGCAAAGTTTCAAGTAAGCCTTTGCCGTGACATCCAACCCGCCACGGAACGAAAAATGCCCGTCCTGATGCTGGGAGCAAATGCAAAGGTCATCCAAGGCAAGTACGGGCGACAAATCAAGAACGGCGCAAGCGTCTTCGTATGTCTTAACCCTATCCATAATGTTTTTGGGTGCAAATACCTCTTTCCCAAATAGATGCTCCAGCAATTCCCTGCCATTGGCATCCGTGTTGTTATAGGCTTTCAGGGCGTTCTCCGCGCTGATTTTCAGTTCTTTGTTGTTGTTTTCCATCTTGTTCTATTTTTTGAAGTTTGGTAATCTCTTTTTTGGTCAGTCTAATTGCGTTCAATAGCTTCGTGCTGCCTTTGCTTGCATCCACGTTTTCAAGGATGACGGGCAAGCACCGAAGCAGCGTTGTAACCATATCGTTAGGCACGTTCCTCATGTCAAAAGGGGGTCTTTGATAGGTCGATTGTCATTCCGGCAGTGGCCACGTATGTCGGTTTTCCCGACACACCACTAATCTCCCGTGCAAAGCGGCCACCATCGCTGTTGTTTCCTGAAAGGTGAATCAGTATCACCTCATTCACATTGGCCATGTCATTGGCCGCGATAATGCCCTTGGCCGTCTCCAGCTCCATGTGTGAATGAAGGAGTCGGTCACGCATCGCAAAGGGGACGATGCCGTGGTCGATGTTGTACTGCAAAATATCATCGGCGTAGTTGGCCTCCAGCATGATATGGTTGAGGCTGGGGATTCGGTACTCCAGCATCATCGTATCGGTCACAAACAGCAGCTTGCCCATTTCCTCATGCTCAATCATATAGCCGACACACGGCACATCGTGGGCAACGGGGAAGGCAAACACCTTGAACCCGCCCACCTTATAGCCGTGCATCGGCTCAATCGACTTGCAGAAGGCGCGGTTGTCGATGCCTTGGCTTTGGAACACCTCATCCAAGGCAAGCACCCTGATTCCGCACCCGATGACATCTTTCAGGGACTTGGAATGGTCTTTATGCTCATGGGTGACTATACAGCCCACGATGCCCGAAATCTTGAATCTGAGGGCTTTTTTCACTTCATTGAAGCGAACACCCGCCTCCAGCATCAAAACCCCGTCAGCGGCCTCCAAAAGGTAGCAATTACCCGATGAACCCGAACCCAAGCACGTCATTCTCATTCCAAGCCCCTCCATCATTACGCCCAATCGGGTTGTTTGGCCTCGCCACCATCGGAATCGGTGGCGGCATTTTCCTTGATTTCGCCCGTGGCTGGGTCGATTTCCTCATAGGTCGCGGAATCGGCTGGCAGCACCTCGGCATTGGCGTTCTCGGCAATCAGGCCGTTGCGGTCGCTCATGGCCTCATCGTCATCCTTGGCAATCACGTTCATCATTTCGATTGAAAGGTAGCCGTACTTCGACAAGAGGCGGCGTATTACGGTCTTCAAGGCCATGTCGTTGAAATTGCCTTTCCAACCGACTTCGCTTGACACCTGACCCGACTGCGCCTGCTTGACAAGAGCGTCAAAGGTCGGCTTTTCCTTACCCTTGAACGATGGGCTGTAACGCAGGGCGTATTTGGCCATATCCTCAACGCTCATGTAAAGCACCTTGGAAAAGCCGTTCAACAGCTCGAAATAGCAAAAGTAGCCGACCACCTTATCCGACTTCTTTTCGCCGTCAAAGGCGATGGTACCCGACAGCTTATCCACGTTGCGAAGCTCGCCCTCGTACACCATATCGGCGTTGATGGTGCGGTACTGCCCCGTCCTCATGGCAAGTTGGATGTAGCCCTTGTAACCAGGCACGAAGGTAGGGGTCGGCACCTTCGTCCATTGACCCGTGGCGGGGTCTTTTACCGAGTTGTTGAAAACGATGATGTAGGCAAAACCCAATGCCTTGTTCAGGGCAAGGCGCATGGTGGCGGCTCTCAATGCCTCGGCCACCACCGCCTGAGGCTTGCATCTTTGAAGTTGAGGGTCGCCCGTGTAGAGATCAATCAGGGAGGCCACGAATTCGTCCTTGTGCTTGCCAAGGGCGTTTTGGAACTGCTGTTGTACGCTTTCAGCCCTGATGACCGATTTAAGGAGGTCAACGGGCTTTGGTTGCTGCTGGGCAACCGCTTGGGTTTGTTTGTTGTTTTCCATTGTGTTGAAAATTTGATTGGTTATTGAACTATAAGTGTATCGTCCTCGGTCACGACCAGCCTAATCATCTGCGATTCGGTCGGCATCAACTCATTGATGCTCTCCGCATTGTCGATGAATATGGGGGCAGTCACGCCTTCCGACTTGCATATTGCGTTGATGATGTCAAGGCCGGCGTTTATCTTCATGGCATTGTTCAGGTCGCTGTAAGGCACACCGTCCACCGTGGCCTCGCAGGTCTCCACCTCGCCGCCGTTGATTTGGGTCTCAAACATCTTGAACCTCACAATGCTGAAAAGGTGGTTGATACGGCTTTCCACGGCCTCAATCCTTGCCTTTGAGAATGCGGCCATCGTGAACTCGATTCCTTCAAGGCCGCTCAATTCATTGCTTTGGTTGCGAAGCTGGGTTTCCAATTCGCTGATTCGCTGGTTGGTGCGGTTGATGGTGTCGCGCTTGGACAGCTTGGCCTTCATTTCGTCAATATCGGCGGCGTACTGCCTCTTTTTCTCCGACAACTCCGCCGTTTCAGGGGATTGGATTGGCTCTGCCAATTCCTTTTCCAAAGCCGCAATCTCGGAGGTCAGTCGCTGGTACTCGGCATCGGCCTCAATCGCTGGGGTCGCATCGGGGGCGGTCAGGGTGGCGGTGTAAAGTTCGTTGGCCTTTTCCTTGGCAATCTTTTCCTCCAGCTGGCCAATCTTCATCTTTGACCCGCTAATTGATGCCTCAACCTCCGTCATCCGCTGTTTCATGGCCTGACCCTTGCGATTGTTGGCTTCGAGGTCGGCGGCTTTCCTTGCATTGAATTTCTCCGTCATTTCGCCCTGCTTACGCTCGATGTCGTCAATCTCCAACTGACGGCCGCAGGTGGGGCACACGAAGGCGTTGTCATCGAAAACGAGCTGCCTTGCGTTGATTTCACGCCATTCCTTGATAAGGGTCTCTTTGTTGGCTTTCAGGCGTTCAAACTCATCCTCGTAGCCGGCCAACATCTTTTCCTCGTTACGCAAGTCCATTTCATCGTTGGCCACCTGCCTTTGAAGGGAAAGCTGCTTGTTTCTTTGCTCGTTGTAATCGGCTTGGACTTGGTTCTTAATCTTGAACTCCAAATCCATCCTTGCGCCCTTCAGCTCGCCGACACGCTTCGACTTCTTCATCCTCTCGTTGCTGGCCTCGGTGAAGGCGGTCGCCTTGTCGCTGATTTGGCCTTCGACATTGGCAAGGAGTTTCTGCCTGCCTTCAAGCTCGGCCTCCAGCTCT